ACAAAACGTTTCTTCAAAAATACTAGGATAAGCATACATGTGATAATTTTTTAAATTATCTTTTATGTATTGATTAGACTTGTATCCGATATAATTTACGTTTGGTAATTTTTTTGCCTGTTCGTAAAGCTCTCTATACTCATGATCATTTTGATCATAAAATTGTTTACCATAAACTTCTGTAGATGAATATACATCTAAAGTAACTAAAGGATTTTTTACTAATTGCATTGCACCTAACAATATAGATAGACCACGCCAAGGTGTATTTTGATGTATTATTTTTATAGGTTGACCTTCTTGATAAGGTCTAGATTGTTCTATTTTATCAATACCATTTTTAATCACTACACATCTATTAGTTGGTATATTAAAATGATATCTAAACTTTTCATAACACCAGTGTGAATTAAAAACATACCAGTCGTATTTATTATGATTAGCCGGATTACTAAACCAGGGAGCTAAGTTAGGCTGATCATAAGAATTTTTTTGCCAAAGTATATTAGGTTTGTTTGGGTGTAATGGTATTTTTTCTGGGACCGAAGTACAAATTTGCACTTGATCTAATAAACTTTTATCGACATGTTTTTCTAAATAGTCGAATTGTAATTCTGTTCCGCCTTTAGGGTTTTGATTTCTTTGTATCATTCATTACTTTCTGAAATACTTCTAGACCTTTATTAGTAACCTGTACCGTAACATCTTGAACAATATCAGGTCCTTCTTTCTTTTCTTTATATGTTTCTCCAGTCTTTGTATTTCTATATGTTATTATAGTTGTACAATCGATTTTTGGTAAATTATCCGTTTTCATTCTGTCTATCTATTAAGGCATAACTGACAACTACTTCTAGTTTATTTGCAGTTTCTGCTTGAGCTTTTATAGCATCTCCTTCTTCTAAATTCAAGCCCTGTTCTGTTGCATTAATGGTACTTGTTGCTGGTATATCCTTTCTAAAAAATTCTATGTCTGTGCTTGCAGAACTGTCTCTAAGATCACAGTTTACAGTCACAGCTCCTGTGCTGTTATTAGATATATATACTGATTTTATTATGGCTACAGCGCTGGTCGCCATACTTAAAACTGTAGTCATATTTGTATTAGTTAATATAACGCTGGCGTTTTTATAATTTATGCTCATGATAAAAAGTAATTAAATGCGTCTTGTTCGTTTTTCAAGTCTTGTTGAAAAGAAAAATTAAGTTGTTGTTGTAAAGTATTTAAAGACTCTAGTATTTGTCTTTGATTATCTACATCGTATTCTTCTTTTGGTTCAGGTATGTAGTTTGTTATTTTAGCCATTAAAATTTTCTTGCTCTTTGCGCTGCTGAATAATCACTTGAAAAAGATCTTTTAGGTGCGCTAGTTTTTCGACTAGATATCTGTCCTCTTGCTTTATCTTGAGCAGATGCTGTTCCAAACTCACCTCTATCTATTTTCTTTTGAATACCTCTTGCTTGAGCCATGGTTGCAGCTCTTGCTTTCTCTCTACCCTCGTATCCACCAAATTTTTTCATATCTAAAAAGTCCATTAAATTTTTAGATCTACCAAAATCAGATTCTTGTATTCTTTTATTTAAACTTTTAATACCACTATTATCACTTAATCTTCTTAAAAGGCTAATACCTGGTATAAAATTAGAAAGAAAATCAAACAGTTTAGCGATACCTGATTTTTGATCTGGTAAAAACTCTTGTTCAACATCTTCTTCGTTAGCTACACCAAAAGAAGTATCAAAGCCTAACGATGTAGGTGCTTGAGTCATGATGCCTGTTGGAACCATTCCTAATTGTTGTTTCATTTGGTACGTTGGATTTTCATAAGGTTGAAAAGGAGTTATAGTTCCCACTCTTGGATCAAAATTCTCAAATCTTTTTACACCATCTGTTGGTTTTAAAGGTCTATCTTCAAACAATCTTTTAAAATCAATTGCTCTGTCATAATCTATAGGAACATAACCTTGTAAGTTTGTGCCTCCTGCTTTTGCACGTTTTTCTATAGCACTAGGAGACATATATTCAAAGTTAGGATTAAACATTGCTTTAAGTGGATTAGCAGTAGCTAACTTTGACATGGGATCTTGATAAAGACCTTCGTAAGTAAATTTAGGACCTTGTAATCTCTGTGCTTCTAATATGTCGTATAGTCCACCCATTATCTTCTTCCGTCTGGTTGTGCATCTAATCTTAGTGTGCCGTATCTCCAGGTTTCACCTGTACTATCGTTTTCTATCTTTATAGATACAAGTCTTCCTCGAGCTCGAGTGTCTACCTTATCAGTTGTTGACGTAACTGTAAAGGGTCCAAGTGGAGAACTCACAGCCACATCGTCTGGATATGCGCTGACAAGTAAAGTTACTTTAGCATTGCCTGTTTGATATTTAAAATCAGGTATAAATCGTCTAACAGCCATAAAAAATTCACCATCTCCCCTGTAATCTGCAACACCTGTCTGTTGACCAAGAGCACTACGTCTTGATGTTATATCCCAGTCACCTGATCTTATAAATGCAGGTATGGCTGTGGTTCCAGAGCTGTTAACCTGATCGGTTCCTTCCTCATGTTCATAATAGATGCTAGCGCCAAACAGATTAGTTATTCCTAGTATGTCAGGAAACGAAGGTGTTGATGTATCATCGTAATCTGTAGCATATGGCTTATCAAATACACCTTGATCGGCGTAAGTAGTTCTATCTAAAGATGATGTGGTCCAGATGTTTTCAGCATAATTATAGGTCACACATCTATCAATCTGTTCAGATCCATCTTTTGGATAAAACCAATTTACTTCCGTATATAAATTATTTGAACCTGCAAAGATAACATCTCTTGAATTAAAGTTTAATCCAAGATTATCTCCATCTGTGCTGAATACAAAATCCTCAACAAGTGATGGTAATGATTTTACTGTACCATCAAATACAAAAAATCCACCTTGTGATCCCATCCAAAATACAGCACCATTAACAAACGTAGCAGCATGTTGTCCAATACATCCACAGTTGGTACCAACTTGTCTAACACTAAATGTAAAAGGTGGACCAACAAACTGGATAACATAAGCAGCGTTATCAGTTATAACAAAAACATAATCCTTACCTTGAATAGCTGCTCTTATTTCATTTCCCGTATCTAATCTGAACGTACCTGCAGTGTTGGTAGCTGTTGGTGTGTAAGTATTTAAATCTTCCTGATTAGAGAATCTTACAAACATCGGATCTTGTGTAGAGACATCACCAATAGTTGTTTCAGTTCCAAAATGAAATAAATGTCTGTCTCGATCTGAGACTAACGTAAATCTGCTTTTGCTAGGATTGTTTGTAGTTTGAAAATTCGATGTGGTTTGTGACGCTCTGATTGTTCTAGCGTTCGTTGCCCCTGCATTCCATGTAAAAGTTTTACCATTAAATATAGTTGCAACTAATACTTGACCAAAGTTATCAAGACTCCAGTTTCCTGGATCTAGAGTTACAGAACTTG